GAGATTGATACATGACATTAGATTGATGAAAGCCATGCTCTGCGTTATTGATAGCGTCCCAACAAACGAAAACAACACGATTGATATCGATGTCGTCGCTGTTCAAATAGCCGTTGTTCTTACTTCGATCAATCCACCCATTACGTTCTTCATTGAGAACAAGAGCTTCACCCTGCAGCGTATAACCAGCGGCGAATGTAATCAACAAGGAATCACGTTCACGGTCATTGAATGGCATGATGTTCCCGTCACGACTGAAATATGTCACTTTGTCGGGTTCAACACGGATGTCAACATACATTCCATCCAGCTTTGTCTGTGAGTAGCAGGGGAAAGTTAGATTAGGCATAGTCTTTTCATTAAGAAGAGAGCACCGCATATAGGGGTGAATGTAAGCAACATCACCGAACACGGAGTTGAACGTCTTAGCACCAATCCCAGCCTTCAGATCACGTCCCAGAATACGTTTGAACAGATCTAGCGTAGGAGCAGACACACTACCGAAAACACGTCCAATCCCCGCTTTTGCCTCCTGTCCCGTAATACTCCGAACAGACAGCTTACGGAGAACATCAAACATTAGAAACAGTTCATCGTCATGCGGTAGTGTCACTGGGGTGATATCAGATAAGTCCTTAATGCCAAATGAAATCCGAGGGTCTTGTGCGTACACAAATACGGCTTTAAGAATTGATTGGTCTTCTTCATTCCATGTTAGGGCAGAAGAGAGAATGCTCTCTTTCTCTTTACGCTTTGTAGTAGAGGCTGCGTTATCCAGCAGAGAGATAATAGCCGTCGCCAACTCACTCATATTTTTCTCCTAATGTCTTTGCGTACTGTTTGATATATTCCACCACTTCTTTCTTGTCCTTAGAATAGTGGAGTTGTAATCCAGCCTCATCATAACACGCCCAGAAGCCTGTAGATTCCTCAAATTTTACATGAGGCACCCACCATTTAGAATCCGAACAACTCATTACGTGCTTCCTCTTTCCGAGATTCAATGTCCCAACCAACAGACTTCAAGTAGTTGGTTATCTTCTTATAAGCGGTAGTCCACATTTTATCATAATCAATAGGAATGTCAATAAACCAATCCGGTAATGTTTGGAGGTCAATAGGGTATCCTATACAGTTGAAATCCTTATGCTTCACATACAATAACCCCACCTTCTGACCAGCATATACCTCTTGGTCATGATTAGTCTTAAGGCGGTTCCACATGAATGCAGCTTTTGCTGAATAGTGAGCACCTTTCAGTGATCCCGTTGCTTCATATTGCTTGTTGATCTTTGTCAGCGTTTTGGTGTTACATGGTACAGCTATGTCAAACGCAGGGAGAGACTTATACTCTTCTTTGATCTCTTTCACTCTTTTGAGAACATCGTTCATTGAACAGTCATCTAGGATGAGGTTGACAAGTTCAGTGAGGATGTTCTTAACGGCAATAGAGGTGTCGGATTTTTTAATCTCAACGCCCATCGCCTTTATCTTATTGACTCTCTTACCTTCATCATCAACAACCCTGAGAATATATCGCTTCTTGGTGAGGAGCAACCCAGAATCGGCAACAACCTCCCTCGTAGACTGAATCGCGTATGTCCTTTCTGGCGGACAATTGAATGCCAGTTGTGCAAAGTCGTGATAAGTGTTATTTGTTAGTTCGCAAACAGTATCAGCGATTTCAACAGCATCGTCTACAGTAATCCCATCAGTAAGAGTGTCTGGGATTTTTGCATAGAAGCTGTCGGAATCCCCATAGATGATATGCTCCAACCGCTCTTTATTAAATGATACTTCTCCCCCGATCCTTCCGCGAAGTGCCCATACAGTGTTTGGGACGTCTTCACAAAAGTCTATGTATCTGCCATGATCCAATGTCAATCCCCCCTTAGTAGTATTTTCTCTACTGTTTTGATCGCATCATTCCCAGCAATGGCTTGTTGTTTACTAACCATCTGTGCTGTCAATGTTATGCTCTTTGCCAGTCTTAAGTCAAACAGTTTAAACGTCTCATTACCGGATGCACCATAAACAGCATTAAGACGCGCCACTTTTATAACTTTTTGATATAAGTCATTCAAGGCCGCACCGTCATCATCCCCACATTTTATGCATTCGGCCATTTTGTTTTTATAGAATTTTCGAAGTTTGAATCCCTCGGATACGTATTCAGCGAGAAGCCCAAGCTCACCTGTGAATATAGTACCGTTGCCGGAGATAGTCCACCCATTCTCTCGTATCTGTGCTTCTACATCAGAAGGATACATTTCAACCACGTCACCCGTCCTGTCATGCGTGAGAGAGATTTTTCCGAATGAGTCATTCCGTGTAATAATGTGAATGTAGTCCTCATACTCGCCCTCACACTGATACAAGATGGTTTCCCTCGATAGACCTAACAGAATCATACACATCGGGTAAAGTGAAACGGCGTCCAGAGAATATACCCACTTATGAACACCGCTAACACAGTCATAAACGACTGCCCCATCATACTTCACTTTCTCGTTGTGACTTCGATCTGGCAGTCTGATCCCCTTCTTATGACAAAATCGCATAAAGTCATGCTCAATCACCTTCACGCTTCCGGTGATATCGGAAAGTTTGATACAACTCCCCCTTGCGATAGACGTGGCGAGTTTCAGCATCTGATGTTTATCGTCTAGCATTTTCAGGAGGCGTACATCCTTGAAAGCATACATAGCGAACTTGTCTGGCGATTCCCGATACAACTGCCCAAGATCCCCATCATAATCCTCCTTATCTTCGCCCAAGTCTTCCATACATACGTTGGACAAAGAGAAGGACTTCTTCTCGGAAGGAATGAACTTCTTATACACCTCTAGCATGTCGACATGCTGCCTCCCTACAAGTTTCCATCCAACTGCGTCATTGCCGTATTCATCCACATACTCTCGGCTAACTGCACTAAACCAGTCACGACAAAACATCTTCTTAGCATACCGCTCACCAAAACATATGGAGGCTCTTGCCATAATGTAAGGCAAGTCAAAACCATTGCCGTTCCATGCGAGCATCACGTCACACGACAGCTCTTCCAACAGGTCAGCCACTTTAAGAAGGATATCCCTCTCACTATCCAAGGTGATCTGATTAACAACCCTTCCGTCTGGGTCTTTTGGGGTGGCACACCGTTTATAGTTTATAAGGTAGTATTGGTCTGACCCCGTATCATAAAACTGAAAGAAGTTTATTGGAGCGAATGGGTTAGACGGTATAGGATATCCTCTTCCGTCTGATAGATCGAAATCTGTTTCTATGTCAAAATACCAAGCGTTCATAGGAGCTGTTTGTGGGGACTCAGAGAAGTTATCCAGCAGAGCCTTGTATGTTGGTAGAACATCACTCTCACATAGGTTGTCTCGCTCCTTAGTATATTCCCTCATATCCCACTTAGATTCAAAGTTGATTTTCTTCAGTGGGGTTCCGTAGATATCCTTGTATCCTGTGCCCTTAGTGGAATTGGAAGGCGTGAAGCAGTAGAGATAGTCACTAACAGGCAACTCTTCTTTGAACAAGTTCCCATCAAAATCTCTCCCCCACACCACAACGGACTCTTTTGTTTCTGCCGCATCGATATATGAACAATCCGAGAACATTTTTCACCTTTTGTATAAATAAACAGAGATCCCATATAAGGAGTTATTTATGAGAAGACCAAATTTTGAAAAAATAGAAGAACATGCAGCCACTATACCAAACAACGATCATTACGTAAAGCGTTATATAAAGTTTGTCAAATATGCAGCGTCCCTAGACACTAGTGGAGGAGACGTCTATCACAATCATCACATTCTACCGAGATCGATGTTCCCAGATCTTGTTAAGGAAAAGTGGAATATAGTAAGAGTTACTCCTCGCGTCCATTATATAATGCACTGGATGCTTGCCAGAGCATATGGTGGATCTATGGGGTCTGCGTTTTTCCAAATGTCCATCCATCCCAAATATAACATACGTATTACCTCTAGTCAATATCAAGAAGCTACGAGAATGCATTCAGAAAGAATCTCGGGCACAAAGTTTTACATGTTTGAGGGTAAAGTTAGGCGCTTCAAGGAAGATGATCAAAGAGTTCTCAGTGGTGAAGCCACTCCCTACAAGCATGTTAGAAGGAGAGGGTACGAAATGGAATCTCTCAAAGGTACATGTGTGGCGTATGACACGGAAACAGGGGAACGGAAGAGAGTCAATGTCGAAGATATTGATTATGAAAGATACATTCCCACAGGGGCGCTCCGTGACGAGGATAGTAGAAAAAAGACATCCGATGCGTTGTCAGGGCGTGTAAGGTACACCAATGGGGATACAGTGTCATATATCAAAGACGACGACCAAATCCCAGAGGGCTTCTATGTCTGGGAAGCAACTGACGAATACAGAGAGAAAGTATCGAAGAGGGTCAGTGATACCACATTTTTCCACAACCCAGAAACAGGCGAATGCATTCGTCTTGATGGCAATGATCCTATTCCAGATGGCTTTAAAAAGGGGAGAGCGAACAACTTCAAAAACCACTTTTCAGAATCTTCTATGTGGGCTAACCCGTTGACTGGAGAAACTGAAAGCCATGATGTCGGCGTCCGACCACCGAGGTACAGACATCATACGGCACAAAAATACTACTTTGCATATTCCGATGGGGATACCAAATATTTCAGTTCGTGTGCAGATACTCTTTGCGAAAAAGTGAACGTTCTCGATGTCATAGGGTACACTCTAAAAAACAACGATTATGATAAAGTCTTCAACAGGGGAATCAGGAAGGGAAAGAGTCTCGCCTCACTAGGGTTTTCTAAAGTCATTATAACCGAATGGAATTTTGAAAACGATAACGATTGGTTTTGGTTATAAACAAAATAGCCCAGAATCATTGTCTGGGCTATTATTTTACGCTGTCTCACCTATCCTGTCAATTGCTTCCTTCATATAGGCGCTGCTTGAGAAGATATCCCTCCAATGCCCAGATTTTCTCACGAGCGTTTGTTCGTGCAATCTTCTTACCAATCTCGACATCGAAATTTTCTGGGCTTGCTGCTGCACTCTCACCCGTTACGGTGAAACCGTTCTTCAGCTTAAGGCAACAAACTGTGAGTGTAGTATTTTCAAACACATGGTAGTCTTCGCCAACGATAACAGAATCAATATGATCTGGTGTTAGGCGAGGGGCATTAAGATTCTTCTCTTGGATTTCTTTTTCAATCTCTTGTTCGCTCATCATAATCTCCTCAATTGCTACCTTTGGCTGCTGCAATCAGCTCATCATTCATATCAATCACTTCTTCAAGCTTCGCAAGCTTCTCTGTAATCGACTCGTTGAAACGCTCTTTGACAATCGCATTGAACAGAGCAGGGGGAACACTCAGCTCGTCCTTTGCTCGGCTTGCAACGTCCTTACGAAAAGAAGCTTCTGCCTCGGAACGTGTGAATGAATCCAGACATTCCCGCACCATCTTATCCAGTTTGATCATTTCATCACGAGTTAGAATTGTATCAGACATTGTATATCCCCTTTACCATTGTATCACTTGAGTTGTTGGTGTTTTCGCTTTA